AAGGAATATTGAAGGCTGAACCTAAAAATATACTAATCCACCCAGTAGGTGGTTCATATATAATTAGGAGGTAATTCGTCAAATTACCTGACCACCTTCGATAAAGGTTGATTAGTTAACGATGTTTAAGACACCGGCACACTGAATTGTATGCATACTTAATTAGCATTTAAGATGCTATTACACAAAAGGTGTAAATAAATGTTGTATTATCCGAAAATAACACAAGGAGGAGCTTGGAGAAAAGTTAATCCAGCTCCTGTTCCTAAAGCTTCAAGAACATCACCAGTGACGATTTTAGTAATCTTAATAGAATCGGTACCAGCATAAGTATCATTAACGATGAAATCTCGTTCTTTAAAGCATAGATCAGGGTGCTCGAGGATAAAACCAGATTTCTGGTCATCATCAAGCGATGATGAAACTACATTAGTCGATGGAATAATTGGACGTGTAGTATCATCTGCAATTAAGCAAGGCCCTATTCGAATGTGAGTTGCAAGAGGATCTGTAATATTTATACTACGAGTAACTGTTTCATTCTTAGAAATGGCTACAAATTGAGTAAAAACATCATCTGCACAGGGCAAAGCATCTACATTCGGAGTTGGTTGAAATGGTTGGCGAGTAGAAATTAATTTCCTATTGGAGTAAAATGGTCTTTCTACTTCTAAGAAATTATTAATTTCATTTTCTACTACCATCTCTCCTGATAGAGGCACTGTGGCAGTAGCAGAAGGAGCGATAGCATAACGACCATCATAACCAAACCCCGGACTTAATAATTTTCCAGAAGGTGTTTCCTTATTAGCCCATGATGGTCCAGTATAATTTGGTACATGAAGTAATCGAGACATCATGTAAGATGGACCAACTGACATCATCTTGTAACGTCTACCACCATATGCAAACCTAAAAATGTTAGCAACAGCCTCATAATTAGATTGCTTAAAACCTTTTAGTGTGTTATTATGTAGAGATAATACAACACCGCCTGGTTCGAGTTGTGGTACACCAGCATTTGTTTGATCGTCACTTAGAGCCATGTATCCTGGAATACGTGAAGATGGGACAGTTGGAGATGTAAATCTATTTGCCAATTCTTTAAGTGAAGTTATATCTTCACCATTACACATGAGAGTGTTATCTTTAGCAGTCTTAGTAGTATTAGGTGTTATTCTAAGACCAGATTCACAATAAAAAGGATCCGCTTCAATTGGAGGATCTGCCAACTGAACATTAACACGAGGAATTGATAATTGGAAATCATCACCAGCGCAAATAGATAAAAGAATAGGTACTTTATCTGCTGCACTACTGAGATACCCCAATTCAGTAATAGCATAAAATCTGAGATATGGGTTGTAGCATTCTCTACTAGCTGTAAAGAAAGGATTACCCGAATCATAAGGGACATTTTTAGATCCTTTAGATACAAAACTTCCTGGTTTTTCATTTCCTATAAGAGAAAATCCAGCATTATTCATATATGGTATTTCAATACTATAATAATTAGAACCACCTTCTTCTCCATCATTACCATTAAGATCTATAATCATTCCATAATTAGTAGATAACAAAGTGTTGATAGAGGTTGGCGTAGCTCCAACATCCAATCTATTGTAAGGATCAAAAATTACAGCAAAACGTCCATAATGAAATTTAGTTTTGATAATTCTTAATCCAATTTTAACTGTACCAGTATACCTACCAAACAAATTACTAGCGTAATCAAAAGTACCCATTTGAATAGGTTTCTTAGCACAATTTTCGATAAAAACACGTTTAGGAAAACAACGTACTTTTCCAAAATAACTAGCATTTTCTGCATCAGTATTCTTATCATAAACTACCTTACCAATAATATTTTCACGCTTCAAAACATATGATAAATCCATTTCGTTATTATCGTATGTAATAGCATCAAATTTTGGTGGTGTAGTATTATAAGAGAGTTTTAAATCTTGTGATTCATTGGAACCTGACATTATATCAGAAGCTGGGATACGTCTAATAATATTACCTGATTCAGCAAAGAATCTAGAATCAGCAACAGAAGGACCTGGAAGAGATAATGGATCAACAGAAGGAAGAACAAGTTCAACATTCTCAAATGAGGCAAATGCTGAGTAACTAACAAAATCAGCTGTAGAAGAACTAAGTGGTGTTTGTAAATTAAAAATTGCAATACCTCCATAACTACCTGGTGTATTAAGCGGTGGGTAACCACTTGACACATTAGTTTGAAATCTATTATAAAAATCATATTGATTAATATATGGTACAGTCATTGATAAACTAGTATCAACGGAATAATCCAATATTTTTGAAGGAAAAGATGTTAATCCTTGCACAGTTAAATTTGAGAAATCAAATGGGAGTTCTTCAATAAGTGGAATATATACCACTAATAGTGAACCACTAACATTTGGAGGACAATTAATTTTAAGTTCAAAATTAATATCTGCTTTAAGAAATGTAAATTGTTTAATTTTATCAGCAACTACGGGGTTCTTGGCAATTAAAACTTCAGGAAAAGTAAAAGTAGTTACTAGACCAGGAATATTTCCTAGTCCCATAGCATCAAATGTTGATTTATCATAAGAATAAACCATTTCTGTTGTTGTTGAAGTTACTTTACCTGTCTTAATAAGTGTGGGTCGTTCCATAAGGTCCATGAGTTCATGAACAGTTTTGTCAGAATTAACTGTTGACTTGAAACTAGAATCTCCA